TTGAGAATAAACATTCCCAAAGAGGACTTTATTACCACCCATGTCTAAATCAGCTGATGTGATTTGGGTTGAACTACTAATTAACCCACTTGGAACATTAGTAAGTTGTGTAAAATCAGATGTACCACCACCAGTACCAAACCCACTTGCAGCAGCAGAACGAGATACTTCGGTATCAAAGTTTGTGATACTTGATGTATCAATCGAACCTGTAAATGAAGTTGCGATAATAGAGCCAGTTACATCTAAATTTGCACTTACTTTGTATTTACCATCCACAGTGGTCCATATGGATGAACCACCACCTCCACCTCCACCAGAAAGTGAGGATAAGTCAACTGTATTACCTTCGGTGATTGTTAACTCATTACTTGCTTGATTAAACGAAAGAGTTTGAGAATCAGAACCAGTATCATCGGTTAAATTTTCCAATGTATTAATTCTGCTATCGAATGATGCCGAATCATTTGGATATGTTACTTCTCTAAACCTATTATTAGCGGTTATAGCATTTTTTTGAAATGCTGAAATAGTAGTAGGTTTATTAGTTATTTGTGTATAGCTAACCTGGCTGGATGCTGAAATAACTCCATAAAATGAACCACTAAATGAACCTGTGTAGTCAAATGACATATAAATCTCCGATAATTATCCGTTTCCTCAATATATAAATAGTAACAAATTGATTAGAACTATTGAATAGAGTATAATAATCTTAAAACTTCATCTAACGATTCGTGTCTATGATTATCTTTCAAGGTAACAGTGTGTACAAATGTAGATTCTTTTAGTTTTGGTACATCATGAATAGCAGAGTCGTTATTGAATTTTAAATCAATTTGCTGACCATCTCCACATAATATCATTCGAGAGTTTTTACCCAATCTACCTAATACCATACCAAGTTGTTGTTTGGTTAAGTTTTGAAACTCATCTACTATAACAATTGCGTTGTCAAATGTTCTACCTCTAAAGTGTGATAGTGATACCAACTCAATACTCTCATCCTTTTCCATCTTTTCTAAAATGGCTGGTTTGTTATAAACCTTTCTCATATTGGAACGAATTGGTACTAACCAAGGTTCCATCTTTTCTTCGAGTGAACCTGGTAGAAATCCATTATCCTCATTGGAAACAGTTGGTCGTGTTATTACTATCTTATTTACTTCCCGTTTAAAGAACGAATCTAAAGCTATTTGGACTGCCACTAATGTTTTACCACTACCAGCCTTTCCTAAAACAAAACTAAATGGGTGTTTTCTAATCTCAGACTTTGTTAACTTTTGCTCGTCTGATAACGTTATTGAAAATTTTATATTCCCCTTCGGAACTCTCTTTTCTGTATTCTCTGGCATACTCGATGTCCTTTACTAATATAACAATTACTTTAGTATAAGTATGACTTGGGCAATAAAAAAGGGGGACCGAAGTCCCCCTTAATTTGGTTTTAATTTAAAAACGTACTACTATGCGAGTGTTTCTAAACCATTAACGTATACCTTACCGTAGAACTCACCTCTTACCATTTGCTTAGCGTAACGTGTCATTACACCTTTTCTTGGAGTGAAGTTTGTTGGGTCATATACCAACGGAGTCATGATTAATGGAATGTATGGAGCGTAAACTGCGCCAGTTTCCAAGAATTGAGCACCCTTGAAGCCCATCAATACGACATTAGATGTCAAATATGGGTTTTTGTATACTTGGTAACGATTCGCGAATGAACCTACTTGAGATACACCCATTGCGAATTGCATATCAGCACCAGTACCATTAGCAGCAAATCCTGGGATTGATTCCAAGATAGTTGCAACGTCAGGAGAAACTACCATAAAGTTAGCTCCACCTCTCATGGTCTTAGCATGAATTTGGTTAGATACTCTCTGAAGAACAGTACCAAGAGTTTGGAACCATTGTTGTTGAGTGTAACGTTGTACGTCATTTGCTGCAGGTGCAGTAAATGCTGAACCATTCCATGAAGAACCTACTTTAGCAGACCAGTGACCTTCAGTCAATGCGTTTTCCATCAACATATCTAAGATTTCGAGGTCGATTTCTTGAGATACGTATTCAGACAACATTGAAGTCAATTCAGCTTCAGCATCGATTGAGTGGTATGCGTTCAAATCTTGAGCGAATTCCGGCGTCCATTGTGCTTTCAACTTACGAGTCTTAGCAACGATTGGTACAGAGCGTAGCTCTACGTTCAATTCTGGAATACCTATGTCAGCACCAGTTTTGTCTTCGAAGTCACCACGAGTGATGTCAGTTGGTTGTTTCTGATATTTAACAGTTACATTACCAAATGCAGTATCACGAGCAACGAATACGATGTTTTCACCAGCTAAACGAGTGTACTCAGCGTAGTACTCGTCAACACCTTCGAGTGAGAATGCACGTACACCTTCACTATCGAAGTTTGCGATAGACGCAGTTTGAATAGCAACAGTTACGAGGTCAGTATCGTGAACAGCCCATACTGATTGAGAGAATGCTGAATCGTAGTTGATGTCAGACATTGCCAACGATGCAGTAGCGTAATCGTTTGTTCCAACAGCAGCTTCCAACTCTTGTGCAGCAGACTCATCTTCATTGATAGAGTATCCGAAACGACCTGCACCATAAAGACCTTCAGAAACGTCACCAGCAACTTCGGTAACACCGAATACTGAATCAGTTTGTGAATTCTTACCAGCACCAGTTTCGAAACCCGGCTGAGGAGTACCATACTTGAAGTCAAGATAGAATACAAGACCTGAAGGTAGGTTCATTGGTTGTACTGAGACGAATTCTTTTGCAGCGATTTCGCTGAAGATACGTCTTACTAATGGAAGAGCGACACCGGCCCACTCTTCAGAGTTTGCAGCAGTACCTGTGCTTGATGCTTCAGATACTAATTGCTTTGCTTGGTTTTCCAACAATGTAGCAATACTTGCTCTTTCGAAGTCAGCGTCAACGCCTTCCAAAAGACCAGTTTTTTCCCACTTGGCTACAAGGCCTTTAGCCTCTTCGCTCATTTTTTTGTTGAAACCAGCAGATTCGTTTAATAGAGAATTTGTGTTCATCTTATTAATCCTTTTCTTTTAGTTTTTTAATTATTTAATTAAACCAGCAAGCTTCTTAAATCTATCAGCAACAGCATTACCTTCAGAAATGATTTCTTTCTTAGGTGCAGTCGATGCCATAGGCTTAGACGCTAGTGATTCTTTTACAACTGTTTTTGGTTTTCTTGCAACATTCAAGTTTTCACCCAATGTAGCGAATACCAATTTTACTTCTCTCAAAGATTCAGCTCTATCGAAGTTTTCGATGACTTTCATCTTCTGACCTTCGTTCAAGTCGAATGTTCTGAACAACTTGTTAGTGTAAAGAAGTTTAGCATTCAATAAGTTTACCTCATTGATAGTACCTCTCAACGACTCGATAGTAGCGTATGCTTCTTCCAATTCCGTTGATTCTTCTACTTCTTCAACTTCTTCCGATTCGTAAGTTTCTTCAACTTCTTCTTCTTCAGACATTTCTTTCAAAGTAGAAATGATTTCTTCCAAAGAAAGTTCTTCGTCAAGTTCTTCCGACTCTTCAACTTCTTCTTCTGATTCCATTACTTCTTCAACTTTTTCAGTTTCTTCAACTTCTTCAGTTTCTTCAACTTCTTCTTCGTCTAAATCTTCACCTTCCATAGCAGCTTCAAGTTCAGCGATTACTGATTCAAGGTCGAGTTCATCTTCTTCCTCTTCATCCATCATCTCTTCTACTTCATCTTCTACTTGAGCTTCGTCTTCAGCTTCTTCGTCAGCTTCTTCGTCAGCTTCTTCTTCAGAATGCATTTCCTCTTCGTGAGAATCGATTTCGTCAGAAGCGATATCAGCTACCTCTTCTTCTTCATCTGATTCTAACTCTTCTTCCATTTCTTCCTCTTCAGATTTCATTTCATCTTCCATTTCAGAAACTTCGTCATCCGTTTCGGATTTCATCATTTCTTCCATTTCGTCTTCTTCGATTTCTTCTTCATCTAACTCTTCAGCTAGTTTATGAGAAAGCATAGATTGGAGTTTTGGAGTAAATGCCTCTTCGAGAGCCATTTTTGCGTTTGCTAATGCAGTTTCTTTTACGGCTTTAGCATCGGCGATTGCTTCTTTTAACAAATCTGATTTCATTTGTTACCTCCTAAATTAAACTTTTGGATAATAAGATTATTTTAAATCTTAATAGAATATAATAATATAATATGAATCACTCATTAGATTGGAGTGATATTAATTTACAATAAGTATGTAAATTTTACAATAAACGATAAAGTGTTTACTATTATCTTGCTTCTTGTTGTCTACGGACCCAATCAGCTCGTCTAGCATCATTCATTTGTTTACGTTTACGTGTAGTCGGTTTAGTGTATTCCCTATTTTGCTTGATAAGGTCAATTACACCATTATCTTTCATAATACGTTTCCACTTTCTAAGTGCTGCTTCAATGTTATTATTAATAACCCTTACACCATTAGCATGACCATATAGGAATAACTCCTCACGTTCTTTTCTTACTTTTTTTTCTCGTTTGTATGACATATATTTTATTTAATAAACAAAAAACACCCATCGAACTAACGATAGGTGTCTATAAATAGTGTTTGTAAAGTTAATTAAGACATTTTATCTAAACCATCTTTAAAATCAGATATAAGATTTCCAAATTCTTTTTGTTTATCGGCTGGTAACCTCTTAATCTTTTTAAGGTTCTTTTTGATAAATGATGAAAAATCAACACTTATTTCTTGAAGTCGTTCTAAATCACGATTCATTATTTCTTAACCTTACCTTTTTTGATATCTCTTTCAAGTTCTTCTGCAGCTCTTAATACATCTACAACTGATATATTAATTGGTACTTGACGATATTTTGATATTTTACGAACTGCCAACATCACAATTCTTTTTTCTTCGCTAGAAGCACCTTCTCCAATAATATCTTCGGTTACTGATTCAAAGTAAAGGTCAGACATCTTATCTTGAAGTTTAGGGTTTTTAAAATCAAACTGATACTTTTCCATTGCTCTTCTGGCTTTCAATGCCGATTTAGCAGCAACTACAAAGTATCCTTTTTTAGAACCACCTAATTTCTTTTGTAGTTTATTTGCTTGGTCTTTGGTACCAATACCCTTTTGGTTTCCCTTTGGGTCTATGATTGAGTATTTGTTTTCACTTAGTATATCAGTTAGCTTCATTGACGATTCTTCATTTACAGATTCTTTAGCGAATTCTTTAGCGTTTTCCTTGTCGTCCTTATCAACGTCTTTTACTGGAAATTCTTTACCATCTACTTCGAACTCATCATCACCATTAGCAATTGCTTTCGCTCTTGCAGCGCCGAATTCGTTACCTTCTTTGATTTCGTAATACTTACCAAGAACTTCACCCATCTCATCGTAACAAGACTCAAGTCTTTGTTGTAGGGTATTTACTTCTTTGATTGTATTAGTAAATACTTTGAATGACTCATTCATAGACTTCATGTGTCTACCAACAGTTACCTTGTCAAACCAATCTCCAGTTTCCTCAAGAGTTACCTTGTGTGCAGTCTCTACGATACCTTTAATAGATTCGTATACTTCTCCCAAATTACCTGAACGATAGATTGACTCACCGAATTTCTTGTATTCAGAAACAGCTTTAAGGAATTCACGCTTTTCTTCGTTAGTCATTCCCTTTTGGGTTTCTTCATCGTTTATCTTCATACGTTTGTATGTAGATTCGTTTAGTAGTTCTTTTAAATTTTTCATTATACTCCAAAATCACATTCACAATATCCACCAACCTCACACATGATGTCTCTCATCATATTGTTAGCTTTATTGTATTTATAAGTATTCTTTTTAACAGTAACCGATTCGTTTATCGTACCCTCGTTTGTTGGTGAGAGAAATGCTCCATGAGTTGATGGGTTAGAAACAAAGTCCCAACATATCAAATCAAAGTCTTGTTCTACTGCGACGGTGTCTTCACCAATTTGTTTTACGGAACCCATACCTCTTGACGAGATACCAACAGTACACCCAGCTTTTACTAATTCTTGTAAAATCTTTCCAGCTGGTGTATTTAGTATTTCAACTGTTCCAACAACATCATCACCATTCCATGATACTTCACGGATAATGTGTGATGTGTTCTTTAATTCGACTACACCACTTTCAGGATGGTCCAATTCACCATAAGCACGATTCTCTTTGATTTCACGTCCTTGGTATTTCTTTACTTCACGTTCTAAGATGTTACGTGGATACACTCTACCATTTTGGTTTTTAGCATCAGCACGTTGTAACACACCATTTACTAAGAAACGACCAGTCTGGTCCTTTGCTTCTTGTAACATAGTAGGTGTTACTTCAAATATCATTGTATCTACAAGTAGTTGTTTCATCTTAGTTTTCCCACACCTTTTTCTTACGATATAAATCAAAGAACACTCTTGCAAGTTCTCTACGTATCAATAGTCTGATATCTTCGAGGTCTTGTACTTCGAGGTCTTCGTTTAATTTATTTTTATTACACCCACACGACATACTATGCGCTCAATTCTTTTAAGTTACGAGCAACTTTTAACATTCTTTCTGAAATCTTACCGAATCTTTTTTGTGTAGACTTCCAATATTGTTCATTAGATACACCCATTTCATTTTTTAACTTAGTGTTCTGATTTACAATCTTTTCAACTTCGTACATCATTCGATTAATCTCTTTGATAGATTTATTTACTTTTTGATGTGCCTTCATAGAGTCATCTTTTTTGTAATCTCTATAAGTAGCTTCGATTATACGTTCTAGCTTATCTTCTAATTTCTTCATAGTTTTAGACTCCGTATTTATCTTTTTTGTTTTCTTTGGTTTTTTATAACCAAGTACCTCTATGTGGTCAGTATCCAAATCATCTTCATCTTCACTCTTTGCAAATGCGTTAGGAGTTTTAGGTGGGCCTGCTCCCCCATCCATATTAGATGTTACATTAGCCTCATCTACCTCTTCCTCTTTAAGAGTTTCGATTGACTCCAGCTCTTCAAACTTACCTTCCAATTGTTCTAGTAAGAATTTAGACATTTGAAACCCTCCGTAACTCTTGTAAAAGTTCATGATATCTTAGAAGAGATAAAATCTGATTCTCATTGATTATTTTAGAATTTGTAATGTTATCAATAAGATTTACAGTTTCATTTAGTTTTATTTGTGCTACTTTATCCGATACATCTACTGCTTTGAAACTTTTCTTTAGTTTCTTAACTTCAGTTATAACAAATGACTTTAATTTAGTTGAATTATCAACGTTGTTGATATAATTCTTTAAAATCATCTTTTGTTCTTCTGATAAAGTTGTGTACTTTGAGTTAAATGATTCAACCAAGAACTTATAAGCCAACAACCTAACTTCTTTAGATTGGTTGTTATACTCAGTATTATCAGATTCAGTTACAATCTCAACATTTGATTTAGTGATTACTTCGAGTATTGTATTTTTACAAGTAACGTACTCTTTTGGAGATGTCAAACTTGTATTTTCAAACATTTTGTAAACCGATGCCATTTCACGATAATTAGTAACACGATATTTAAAGAAGTCCTCCATAACAAATGACTCTTTGATTGATTTAATCAAATTATACTTTTGTCTACGAAGAATACCCTCATTTAAACTACCACGTTCTTCCAATACAATATTTAAAAACTCCTGAGCCTGATATTGGTTATCGAAGTTTTCTTTAGTTAAAGATTGATACAATTTTAACTCTTTGTTTAATTCAGTACCTCTTTTGAAATGTTTCTTTATTATTTCCAAGGCAAGAGAATCTTTGTTCGCAAGTGTATCGGATGCGATTTGCTTTACGAGTAATTCAAATAGAATACCCGTATTTTTAAACTTGCTGTGTTTTAATTTGGCCATTGTAAACCTTATCTATTACTATTCCAATTTATAAATATGTAAAAACTCATCAAATCGTGTCATCGATAAGATTTCTCTCATCTAATAAACCCGATTCAGCCTTTTCATCTTCTAATAAAGATTCATTTAGAATCTTAGTTGTTTTGCGTTTAACGTTTTTCAAAGATGATTTCAAAGCTTGTGTTTGCTCGTAAGCAAGTGGTGAATTTTTATACTTATGATATGTTGCGGCTGGTTTAATATCGGTCTTTTGACCAAGTGGGTCTCTGCCAAATGCACTATCATCCGTTTTATAGTTACCTGATGTTGATGGTCTACCAGCGCCATCAAACCCACCTTCAGGAGAACCACCATCATCGTTAGGTGTTTGATGCATTTGTGCCAAATCGTGTGGTGTGCCAAATGACTCGCCAGTTTTAACTGGATCATTACCTTCATCTTCAATTTGAGCTTGTCTAAATCCGAGTTTTAAATCTCCAATAACTTTACCTTGTTCAAGAGCCCACTCATCATCACTCATATTGAATATGTTCTTATACATCCATTCTTGAGAAACCATTTTGAGGTCTTTCATATCAGATACCAATGATACCTTCTCAGACCACAATGCAGCTTTCTCTTGTTCGTATATGATAGATGGGTTTGTAAGTTCCAACTCAAAGTTAACAAGGTCTTCGTTTTCGTAACCTTGTGAATATAAGTGAACAATTGCAATCTTAGTTAATTCAGAAAGAACAATCTTTTGGATTCTCTCAACTGAACGTGCGAATCTGATGTCCTCTTGTGCAAGAGTTGCCTTACCTTCAACTGACTCATCGTACCCAATAAATGCTTTTGGTACTTTTAGTGCAGCCATCATTCTATTTCTTAGGTATTCTATATCATCAATACCACCGAATTCCATACCACTTAGTGTATCTATCTCAGTACCACTTTGACCACCACGAACTGGTAGGTAGTAATCATCTAACATATTCATTAGATTAAACTTGAGATTGTAGTCACCAGTATTTTGGTCAAGATATGGTACTTTCTTCATTTGGTCAATGATACCTCTCATGTGGTTATCAACTTCACCAGGTGGAATGTTACCTACATCAATTTTAAATGTACGTCTTTCAGGTGCTCTCATAATTCTATGAATCATCATAGCATCTTCCATAAGAGTCAACTGCTTCCAAGTCTTTCTTGCACCTTCTAGCAACGAACGACCATATGGAAGGAAGTTTGTATCTGCTAATAAACGGAAATGTGCGATTTGATAGAACTCAAAGTAATCAGCGTTCTTGTTTACACTTGCACCATGAGCAGCACCCATTGAACCTAATTTAAATCTTACTTCGTATGGGTTTTCGGGATTAAACCCTTCTTCTCTTTCTACTTCGTATGCTGACATTGGTGATACGTTTACAATACCAACACCTTCTTCAATATCAAGATGTAGGAAGTAGTCACCATATTTATTCATACCACGAATCCAAGCCCAAAGATTGAACTCAATATTCATTACATCGTAAAATAGGTTGTGAAGAATCTTTTTTACGTTCTCGTCATTAGTTTTAATTCTAAGAACATCACCCATGTCATTTTTTAGAGTACACTCATCGGCGTATATATCTAATACTGAGTTTAGAATGGAATCTTTATCCATTGCTTCGTAATCAGTATATAGTTCTAATTTATTTGAATGATAATTAAATTGATTGTTATACGTTTCCCAATTTCTACGAGAGGTATGCATTCTACCAAACCTATCGTAATAAGATGAACCACGGAGGTTACCCTGAGATTGTAGTCTTTGAGTATCGATAGTTTGGGTACGACCCTTACCAATCCTACGGACAACAACTTGAGTGTTGAATAATTTTCCTAACCTATTAAATAGTGATTTATCTGCCATAATTTCGTCTCTAACTAAAAGTATATACTTCTACAAGTTATAAATATACAAAAAATAAATTAAAGTACCAAATTTAAAGTAACCAAGTTAAATCTTGGTCCTTTCCATGTTGGTCTTTTTGTTTCCATGGGTCTTGGCCGAGGTTACGGTTAGAATAAACACCGGTACTTGACTTACCCATATGCCCTAATGTAGTTCTCGTTAAATCCATACCCTGTTGTCTTAATTTTAATGCCGTATCACGTACCCAAAGACCGGTGGAGAATGATATCACCAAGTCATCATTATAACCACGTTGTGCTTCAGCTCTACTACCATTCCATATGAATACAAACAATTCGTCTATAAGTCTCTTAGAATGGATTATAGGGGTCCTCTCTCTCATATACATATCTAACTTAGATATTACTAATGGTCGAGTTCTACTTGTCATAGAAAATCCAGGAACCATATCCTCTTTACGTTTTAAGTCAAAACCTTTTCTGAGATGTATATCATCATCTATGTAACCTACATCTCTATATGAATAATATAGATTATCATAGTTTCTATCAATTACTTCTTGTATCACTGCCCAACCAATATTTGCGTTTTCAATCACCAACATTGCGTTGTTCCATTCCGCCGCTACCGAAGTTAACATTGCACCATATTGTTTAGTATCAATCTTACCTTTGTATTCTGCTACTTGTTCAACAGTCTCTACATCGAATACATGGAATGCTGAATAATCGGATGAGTCACCTCTTGCGACATCGGCAACTACTACATAATCACGAGAATAATTTGGATAGTCCCATAACCAATAGTTACCATCAAACCCACGTTTTTCAATTGGGTCTTTTACATACGTTTCTTCGTACCATTGTAATGTAGCACCTTCAACTACCGTATGGCCAGAACTGATAAAGTCACAATCACACTCTTGTGCTGCGCCCTTAGCTCCTAATAATTTCTCTTGTTCATCTCTCCACAATTGATTTCTCTCAGGATGTACCGTCCAATGTAATTCGGTTGGATTCCACTGGTCTCCTTGTTGACCTTGAACCCAAATCTTGTGAAACCAATTACCCACACCATTTGGAGTAGATAATACAATAGCACCACCACCGGTAGAAAGTGTAGATTGTGCCGAAGTCCAAATCTCTTCTACATTGTTAATGAATGCAGCCTCATCGATAATCAACATTGATAATGCTTCAGAACGACCAGCATCACCTGCGGCAGATGTTGCTTTAATTTGAGAACCATTTCGTAATCGTAAGGATAGTTTGTTATCTTCTTCAGTCTGACCCTTTAGCCACGTTGGTAAATTATCATGCATGAATCTTACCTTAGTAACAAGATTCTTAGCTACCTCTTGTTTGGTAGCAATTACAAGAATGTTTTTATCTTCATGAAACAACATCAACCATAGTGAATACCCGGCTGATAGTGTTGAGATACCCAACTGACGTGACTTGAGGATTACGTTGAATCGTTCCTCATTTACACTTGTCATTAAGTCTTCTTGAAATGGGTAAAGATTAAATAAAATCTTACCTCGGTGGGGGTGTTGGATATAACAATACTTCTTGAAGAAATATACTGGATCCTTAGCACACTTAACCCACTCTTCCCTGATTAGTGTTTTTATATCTTTTGGCATATCACCTATTATTTACCAAACTTCCAATACATACCAATTGTGTAAACGGGCTTGAAGTCACTATCTACACCTACCCCAATATTATATACATTACGTTTTTTTGTTTTGTATAAAAGATTACCGCTCAAGTTATATAATTGAGTTCGGTCACCATTTAACGTAGTACCCACATAGAGTTCACGTTTGTTGATGTAAACAGTATTAGTAATTGTAGTTGTTGGGATGAGTATTTCGGATTGAACATCTCTAAATGAAATTAGGTTACGTGTTATCGTATCGTTAATAGTAACATAACCTAGCGAATCTATAATAATAGTGTCAGTATAAAAGTATTTTGCGTAATAATCTTTTAATACTGATAATGTATCAATTGGTGTAGTAAATGTATCAATATTAACTACTACCTTCTCCACTACCTTTGGGATGTACTTGGTTTTTTCAATTTGTACAGTATCCCATTTTGTGACTACTTCAGTAATAACTTGTGGTTCGGTAATATCAGACCCGTTCTGACAACCACGTGTCAAAAATATAATAACTCCTAATACTACTATCAGAAGGGTCTTGATATCTCCGAAATAATTTCTCACAAATTACTTGTTGTAAAGTTCGTAAACTTTATTAATTAGATTCGTCTTGTTTAGTTTAGAATCCAAATCAACATTGTGGTCTTTTTTAGCAGCTTCAAGCATTTGTACTTTTGTCATCGAACGAAGTTTACTTTTAGTAACCTTTCCCTTAATGGCCGACATTACGTCTTTAAGTTCTTCTGCTACATCAGCAAACTCTTCTTTAACTGATTCTAGCTTTTCCTTTGCATCTGCTACTGTTTCCATGATTTGTTCATCAATGGTAGTTTTGTTCAATAATCTATTCCATAGACCGATGAACCAATTTTTAAGTTTTGTCATAATTCTCTCTTTTGTTAAACTTACTTGTTTATATAAGTATGTAACTCGGAGTTAATTAAGTTACCACTTACGACAAGACCAATATCTAGCTTTATGTCGTGGTCCAGGATTATCACAATTATGTCTTGCTCTAAATGCCTTACGTCTCGCAGGGTCATTCTTTTTGATAGACATTGTTTTACCCTTTGCAGATGTTCCACCATGTCCGAAGTTTACCTTTACAACATTTCCCTTTGGATTCTTTACGTATACTTTAAACTTCTTAACATCACCTTGCATTGGTTTACCAAGTTTTACGTCACGACCTTGATACTCTGCTTCATCAAGTGTTGGGTTTAGTGCGTAGATATCACTATTCTGCTCTTTATGTAAATTTAACATCTGAGAGTATTCTTTCATAAAGTTTATGAAATCAGTCGTCTCTTCAATAGTATCAACATCATACTCATCGATTACTTCATCACCTTCGGTTTTTCTCTTCTTAGAGTATAAGTAATCTTTGTATAATTGTTCGTAGTCAGCACCATCTTTTTCATAATCTGATAACGCTTCAGTTGATACTGATTCCTTGTACAATTTAAACATCGAATCTCTGAACTTAGTATTACTAAGGTCTGACTGATATTTTTTGATAAGTGATTGTGCTTTACTTAGGTTTTTCTTTGATACGATATAGTGTGTTCCTTTACCTCTATATTTTTCAAAGGAATACCACATATTACTTTCAAGACCCTTATCAACGACTTTACCATCTTTGTCAAGTATCATATATAATCCACTTGAATATGTAGCTTCATTTTTAAATGATGATACATATGGGTTGTCAATGACCTTACCCAGCTCAGGAGTAAAACCATACTTATCTTCCATAAAGTCTTTTACGTTATGGTATTCTTCTCTGATTAATTCCTTGAGTTGTGTTTTAGTCATCTTACTTTACCTTTTTAGCCAATGAGTAAAAGTCAATGTTGAATCTAAAACCAGCACCATCGTAATCTCTATCCACTTCAACTGGAACTTTAAGTTGTTTCTCAAGTGTCTTTCTCAATTCTTCTTTCACATCAACATTATTTTCAATTGCATCTTGAAGACCATCTAAGTCATTACCACTTGCAGCGATTAGGGTCAATCCCTTTGAGTCACCCATCACTTTGAAGTTTACTGAGTCTTTACCCAATCTTACTTTTGCTTCTTTGATGATACCTTCACCGAATTGTTTAACCATCTTCTTTTGAACTGGGTTATTAGGTTTACCTGCGATTGCAGATACTAACTTCATTCTATCAGCAAGTTTACCTTTCTTAACGAATTGGTATACTTTCTCAATGTCTAATTTGTTATCATCAACAAACTTTTGGATAGCATCTTTATTCACACCGGTCAAACCACCAATTTCCACAGCAGTTCTTGTTGCAGCTTCATTTACCTTTACACCAACGGGTTTATTAGACTTTACAATCATTCCCTTACCACCATCTTTCTCAACCGATTTTAAGAATTTCTTAGCATCAGCTTCTTTTGCATATACAGCTGAAGATGGTTTTACACTTCTATTGGGTAAATCTTTTTTGACCTTAAACATCACTACAAATACTTTATCCTTAGCTTCGTTTACTGATTCGTCTACTTTATACTTGTAGATTACATCACTTCTATCTCTTAACTTAGTTTTGTTATTTTGTAAATCATAGCTAGGGTTTGCAGTAGTTGCTTTAGCAAACTTACCATTCTTTAAATAAAATGCACCAATACGAGAATTGTTATCATCAGTTACATAGAATGTTGCGTTTTTCTTTTGCTTTGATAATTTAATGATATCAGTAAGGTTTTTAGCTTTAATGAATTTACCATAACCTTCGTTTACTGATTCCTTCACATATTTCTTCCAATCTTTGTGGTCAGGTGCAACTGCCGAGAACTGCATATTTTTTTTCAAATCTTTATTTTGCTCTTTATTATCTGGATGGGCAATTCTTGATGCAAATTTGTTTTTAATATCCACATAGAAATGTTGATTGAAGTAATTGATAATGTAAGCACCCTTCTGACCTTTGATTGTATCATATTCGTTATGAAGTAATACACCAGGAACTTTTAATCCGACTCCATAATGACCTGATACATATTTGATTGGGGTGTCTTTACTCAACTTATAGTAAGCATGCCCT